AAAGACCATCTAGAATTTGCAGTGTTTCAGCCGACTTCTTGTGGAGAATACCAATTCCGCCGGCTTTATCGAAGGCTTCAATTACATCAGGAGTATCATCGATTAAAATGATATTCGATGCTGCATATTCGGCCTTCATTCTTCTATTTCGAACTACATTTATTTTGTATGCAATTCCGTGCTTCTTCAACCAAACTGCTTTTTGATCAGCAACCAAATTATGATATTTTACACTACTTCTCAGACTACCCGATGATGTAAGAATCTCAATTGGAATATTACTCTTTCGAACATATGCAAGCATATCAAATGCACCAGGCATCGGTTGAAGAATCTCAAATTGATGAGACTCAATAAATTCAAACCAATTATTTGAGGTATGCTTATTGGCACGGCGTGTATATGCATCTTCACCAAGAGGATCAACCGCACCGAATAATTCTGTATATCTCTTTTCAAAATTACAGAGTACACCATCCATATCAAAATAAACTTTTTCAATTTTCATCTATAACTTTCTTTAATATCAGCTTACATTTTACACTATTTCTTGGTACAAAAGAGGTATACTTGACAATCTTTCTTCTGAATTCTGGCCAACGGACATTATCGGTAATGTTTTTTGTCCACATTGGAAAGAATCCCAAGAGATCATTAAGAATGCACAAGGTTTCTATCTCTGCATCTTTATGTAGTGTCTTTTTTAGAAGTACAGGATAATCACCATCAGATACCTTTATTATATCATTAGGATTCTTACAATTACCAAAGAGTTTATTACAATCATTTTCAAATATATAAGATAATGATTGAATTACTTTCTGTCTCTTTCGATAATTCTGCGCTGCATCTTCTGTTAATAGATTACCCACCCAAGACTTATCATCCTCAACAAAATTAGCAACAATGAAGTTTAGCATTTCTTCTTTGTTGGGATACTTTCTTGAGAGTTTATAGAAATGATATTTGTCTTTTCTATTCTCAAATGCTGTTACACTTACATTGGATTTACCATTATATTTAAAGTAATCGTAGGAGTCCGATGTAAAGTGTAACTTGAGCGCCTGATATAATTCAAAGGTTTCATAACCAGTCATATTGGTAGACGAGCACCTTTCTCTTTCAACATATTATTATCCATTGCGTCAGATTCAACTTTTGCTTTTAGATTAGCACTAATCAAGGTTGCTGCAACTTCTATTTCAAGTCCAGTTTCCTTGCAATACTCTACAATAGCTTCAATATAATTGTAGTCTGTATCAGAAACCATTTCCTCTATTGCAAGAGAAAACTTGGACATCTCTTCTTTAGTTGGCATCAGGACGCCGGGCATCAGGACGCTTTTCCAGATCGGCAGCAGGACCACCTCCGCCACCACCACTTGGTTCCATAGTCACAGTTCCAGTCCTCTTCAATTCATTTACTGTCCATTTCCATGCATCTAATGCTTTATCTGAACCATCTGATGCTGCATTGACCCATGAATCTGAACCAGTAACATTATCTTCCCAATCTTCTTCTGCAAAAGTATCTTCATGAACAAATTCTAGATTGCCCTCATATACAAAACCAGCACCTGCAAGAAACAACTGAAATTGTGCAAGGATATCTTCAAGATGATCTGCATCAAAACTCTTTACTGTCTTGTCATTTGCATATTCGTCATACGATTGAAATTTAAAATTCATTTGATTACCGTTTCATAAAGGGTTTGGAATTGATCTTGAATTGCAACTTCTTCATCATAATTTTTCTTGTGATAGACCTTGACCATCCTATTGACAAGACGTTTCGGGATATCCAACTCTTCACTAATATCTGTTACTGCTTCTTTGATATAGTCTTTCTCACCAGACATTCGGGTCATTGCATCTGAACACTCACGGATAATCTTTAATAGTTTATCCTTGTCTTCTGGATTAGATAGTTGAGCAACAGTCATTTGTTGTACTGACATAATATAGTTCCTTTTACTTTTTAGGTTGATAAGGGTGGGTTGATGAAGCATATGCAACACAGATAATATCATCACTCTTGGCATATGAACATCTTACTGATAGTGGATCAACACCCTTAGAAATTGCACTATCAATGTTCTGTGCCATAAGACCTCTATCGGTTATACTATAATAGCCATATCCAAATATAGATGCTAATGATATCAATGTTGCACACACAATAAATGTTGTTTCAACTTTAAATAATTCACTCATGTACTACTCCTTCTGTTGTAAAAAATATGTCGGCCAATTACTGCGGTAGTTCTCATGTTCTTCCAACCAGGTTTAACATAGTCTGCATGATAGAACAATGCACCTTTAGATGGATCTTGCATTGTGTCATAATTTACATAGACACTTGTGGCCAAATCTCTGATGCTATTATACACTGAATTTGATGTTGTTGTCAATAGCTTATTGGTAGATAAGTGTAAAGCCTTTGCTTCACAATACCAAGAAAATTGACATACACCTTGCGTTTTTTGCTTAACAACGCCGCAAATGTCACTTCCAAATGATCCTGTTTTTAGACGATTAAGAGTAACAAATGCTACAGCAACTTGTCCATCAGTTGGCTCATATCCGGCTTCAAAATATATATTCTCTGCCAAACATTCCACTTGTTGTTGAGTATGTGGTGTCAAACTATTAAAACTTATATTGAAAGGCATGCCATATTTTATTTGTGCTGCCATGCCCAAACTTATTGAAAGTATCACCATTACTCCAATGACACTAATGAAAATGGATTTCATTTTTACTCCTTTTTGTTTAGAGGGGGGAATTATATCCCCTCGCCCATTAGGTGGTAGACTTTAGAACCCAGTCCTCGGCAAAGTCTTCTGCTACTTGTTCTGTATCAAAACAATAGAATCCTTCATGTTCAAGATTTGCATCAAATACAATAACTCCATATTTGTTGTTATTGCTTCTGTAAATCTTGGCATTACGCAGACCTTCTTGATACTCACTCAACACTGTTAGTTTATCGTTCATGACCGTCGCGTTCTAAAATATTTAAAAGAAATTTAGAATGATCCCTAACTTCTTCTGTGACAGCATGTCCATAACCTTCAGGATTCAAAAGTTCTTTAAGAAACATTTTGATTTCTGCAAATGTATAATAATTTAACATAACTTGTTCAATAATTTTCATGATCAATCCCACAATCCTTCATAGTATTTTCCAAACAAAGCAAAACCATTCTTCATTCTTTTCTGATGCTTCTTCATTCCATCCATATCAATATTGAATGTATCTTTAGGTCCCTTTTCCATGGCATGTGTAAGAGGTTCTCCTTTTTCATCCAATTGATCTGAAGGTATCCATTTAATATCATGCTCACCTGAATAAAATTGTTGTTCCCAATCAATAGTCTTCTGTTCAAATGCCCAAATCATCTCATCAAGCACCCAATCCCAACGCTTGAAATGATTATCATCTGTGTCCCACTTATGTTCTTTTTTGGGTGCAGAAGTTGACCGAAGTTCCTTAGGAACATCCTTGTCATCAGTAAATGGAGCGCCATGCTTATCTTCTTTTAATTGCTTGAGCATCGGAAGAATAATATGTGCAAGAGTACTATCCATACCCCAGGTATCGTATCGGTCAATACGAATACTGATATTACGTTTTTGTTTAGTGTGGATCCAAGTACATAATTTGGATAATACACTTTCATTATTATTACCTGCTAGCCAATTGCCAAACTTATGTACCCTATCATCATTATCCTTGTCCATCCAGAAAAGAATCTTCTCTGCTATTTGATATGGGCCGATCCAATCAATATATGGACCAATATAGACTTTCATTATAAATTCTCCTTGTAAGATTTGAATCTATCATCATTACGAATATCAGAAATTCTTTTTTTATCTTTAGAATTTCCTAACCATCTAAGTCCTGTACATAGGGTACATTTACAACTTCGGCGAGGTTTTTTTCTTTTATAGTTTGCCATAAATTCTGGGTGATTTTTAGTGAGGTTCACCAACTCATAATGTGTTACTTCTTTTCAGCAGCCTTAGGTTCGACTTTAGCTTCAGCCTTCTTTGCATCTGCTTTAACGGTCTTAACTGCTTTTGCTTCTTCCTTCTTTGCAGGCTCACTAGCAAAAGTGGTTGCTGCGAAAAGAGTCATAATAGTTGCGATAAGATATTTCATTTTTTACTTCCCTATAAAATTATATAATATTAAAGTGGATGGTTATTCTGTTACGAGGAAACCATCCGAAACCCTAAGAGGCGTTTAGGCCGCTAATGCGTATAACTCATCGTTTGCAGTTATAAAATTTGCTTGATTTACGATCATCGCCTATCGTGTTGCCTTCTCCACTATCTAATCCTGTCGAAACCGGGTCGCCCCCTTCAAAAGCACACTATATAATAGTATTCTCACCAACGACATAAACTTTCCATTTAGGATGTTTCTTAGAAAGACCTTCAGCTTTAGTAATTAAATGTTCCTTACTTTTACTTCTGTCTTTTACAAAAGTCTTGTCATAGATTTTGACTACAATTTTATATTTCATAATATCCTTTTGGTGGAGGCGGGGGGAATCGAACCCCCGTCCAGAACTCCTTCGCTTTAACGGAATTACAACAATTCTTTATAGTATAACACATAATCAACCAGTTGTCAATACATCTTTCCAATAATTACCTATAGATTTTTCTAAGTCGGTAATATATTTATGCTTTTCTTTAACGAATATCTGTGGAGTGCCCTCTTCATTAGCAATTGCCACGACTAACTGATTTACTGGCATGCCAGTTATGTCCTCAAACATTTCTGCATATGCAGTACATTGCACAAAATAATCTTGAATCCACTCTTCTTTTTTCTCTTTTATGGAATTCTTATAATCAACAATTGACAATTTACCTGCCCATTCTGCAATACAATCTGTTCTGCCTGCTAACCTAAGTCTATCACTATACAATGATTGCTCAAGGCCATATATCTTACCAACATTCTTATCAATATGAGGTCTTAATTGCGAGAAAAAGTCTTTTACATCTGGCATCAATGATTTGATTTTCATTGGTGACAATTCATTCAGCAAATACTTTTCGCATATAGTATGCAACTTAGTACCACGATTTGCAGATTTTTGTGTTATCTTATTAGCGGCTTCTGCACCAATGCGATTACGCCATTCATAGATTGCCGATTTATCTTTTCCATATGATAGAACAGAAGTTACCGATGGATATCTTTTTCCTTGAGGCGTTGTATATTTTCTAATACCATCTACATTAGCAGATGATAAATCAAAATTCAAAGACTCTAATTTAACAAAATTAAATGACATTAGATTTTAGTAATCCTATCAACATATTTTTTAACGATTCTATCTGTTCTGACTTCTTTGATAGATTTGCGTTTGTGTCTTTCACCAACAGTGCTCTTTGGATGTGCTTCTGCAACCTTAGATAATACATCATTGAATCCAGATGGAATTCTCTGACTACTTGATACACCAGAAACAATATGGGGTGCAGTAATTACAGGTTGAATTTGTGGATTCCCGCGTAGAAATTCTTCACGTTCAGAAATCTTCATTATCATTTCAAACTGTTCATTCTTTTCGGTATCATGAAACACATATGTTGGCATTGTACCACTCCGGTATATTTCGTTTTTTCCAAGATGCCAAATGACCCTTGTTCTTTATGTAGTAGTTTTTATATGATGCAATAGAATCACCAATAATCTTTACATCATCAGGCATTGCAGGAGTAGGTTGTGTAAAGCCCCTATTCCCAATATTATGAGGCATGTTTTTATATAGAATATAACAAAGTCCTTCTCTTTCAACTTTATGTATTTTACCATACCGATGTGTATATTCTTCACATAATGCAAGCAGCATATTAGCCAACCAATTATAATTCTCAGGTGATTGTCTTACCCAACATGCAGAAGGATGATTAATGTGAGTAGCAGCATATAACCTCGAATCATGATAATCATCAGACAGGCGATAGATTGTTTTCTTCCTTCCAGAAGCAGAACGCCCAATGTGAATAGTACCGTCAAGATACCGATGGGCAGTAGAAAGAAGTTGAGCATATTCGAGGATCATTTTCACACAATGTTTATCAACGTGCATCTCTGCACACTTTTGCACATCATTACTAAGATAAAAAATATTCACTAGGCTTTCATCCAATCTAGCTTTTCTTTATAATCAATAGATTCATAACCATCATATTCGTGAATTCTGAATTCTGTGCCAATAGGAATCCATTCGATGTCCAAAGTAGATGCACCACCAAAATATCCTGAAGGACAGATTTCTTCTGCACGGCGTTCTATAAGATGAATAAATCCAGTTTCATTATCACAGTCAGGAGAATTCTTTTTCTGAACCAATTCAACAAGTGCAGGATCAAAAATCAATTCAAGAGCATCTTCTCCATCTTCACTTCTTGAAGAATTCCATGTATACCAACCTGCGCCATAACTAGGAGAATAGAGTACTGCAACATTTCCGTTTTCAATAACTTTTTTCATTTTATATCCTTAAATTAGGTGCTTCTTTCTTGCGGTGGTAACTTAGTGCATCAGCAAAGATTTGGCCGAAACCATCTGAAAACTCATACTCCCATCATCAGGACAAAACCAAACTGCATCCCACGCACCTTCCATCCACTCCGCGGCCAAGAAAGATTCTCGCATTGCCAGCGCCAGTTAGGTAAGACTGGAACCACCCTTGAGTCACGAACTCACTTCTCCTTCCTGCGGGTCACAGTAGCTAGACGTTACTCCAGCGGGGCCAGGTTATCTTTGTCCAAAATATTAGACCATTTTTTCAATTTTAACATTTTGGCTGTTGCAGCAAATTTCAAATTGTCCTCGTCTACAAGACCATTCACTATAAGAAGATCAATCATACAGAGTAGATCACCAATTTCTTCTTCTAATTTTTCAAGATTATTTGGTCCATTCTCTGGATATATTGCATCAAAACCAAATCGAAATACCTTAGATATTGCTTGTATAACTTCAGCACATTCTTCTTGTGTGATACGAAGAATTTCTTCATATTTTTTATTCATTACAACTTTCAACAATTTGATCAAGATATGTATCAATCAATTTTGTTCGGATCATATCAGTAATCGTTAAATGCGGCCATTCAATAGTAAAGGGACAATTACGAATCCATTTATTATGTTTTAGAAAATATTGATACTCCAATAAATCTTTTTTACTCTTAGTATCAAAAGGACGTTTCTGCCACATGTGATGGCTCAATTTGAATGTTCTATCAATTGTATTTTGCATAATGACCTAATATTTAGGCAACTTGAGGTGTAATTTCGGTTACAACAAGTTCTTCAACAGGCTGCACTTTCTTAGGAGCTTTAGTTCTAGTCTTAGGCACTGCACCAAGATCGGCCAGTTTCACAACCTTCTTTTTACCAGTTACCACTTTAGCGACCGAGGGTGCTTTTGGAGTGCTACTACGAACAATCTCTGCCGCAACAATTCCCATACGCTTCATATAACCATTCTTCACTTCATTGGGATTCATAATTTCGTATGATACGACTTTGCGACCTTCTTTATGAGCACGAATGATTGCGCCCGTGAACAGTTTAATGTCCAGAATATAACTTGATTTTCGGTACATATAAAGATCATTACCCAGAAGAGTTTCCATTTCTTCAAGAGTTACTGGTTTTCCTGCATTGACCAAAACGACCATGAGTTTTTCAAAGGGTTTAATTTTACTAGATTTGCCGCGAGCCATAATGTTTCCTTAGTTTATATAGAGTTTGTAGATACAAGTATAACACAGTTCAGAGCATTTGTCAAGAGTTATTTTGCTTTATTACCTCTCTAAAATAACATAAGAGCCAAAATGTTTATCGAATACCTGTAACAGATTCTCATAATCGCCGGTCATCATTTCGGTAACTATTGCGTTACCATCAAGATTCAATTGTTGGGCAAATTTTGTTGCATAAGCCATCAGGGAATATGCATTTCCATCAGGACCGGATAAATCAATTACTACCAGTTGACCTCTACGTTCTTTACGTTCACGAATCATTTTAAGCGGCTTTCAACATAATAGTGGGATACTTTACAAAGCCAGAAGTATCTTTCTTGGCCTTGCCCTTTGCATACAAACCAACAACAACACCCTTAGGATCAAGAAACCGAAGATCGGATTCATCACCATTAAACACCGGAATATCGTTATAGAATTCGGGCATTGCAAGAGTCTTTTTCATTCCGAACACGACCGCAATATTGTAGCCCTGCTCAATTGCTTTTGTCACATCCGCATCATTACCATCAGCCGCAGAGAATGTAAGATGATAATTCAAAATATCTTTCACTTTGCGGCCAAGAACCTTGGTATAATCATAAAATTGAAGTTGAGGAAAAGCCGCAAAAATATTGCGATACTCAATACCGTTTCGAACAACAGAATATTTTTCCCATGAAATATCCGATGTACCATTCAATCGAATAACAGGAACAAGTTTTGTTTTGATAGACTGCTTTATCGCCAATTCGATATCAGCAACAATAAGAGCCATAACAGAGGCACGGACTTCAAAAAACATGCGGGTCTTACGGATTCGGGCTTTCTGAATTACGTTGGTAGTTTCACCCTTTTTGAACATGCCGCCACGACCCGCAGTATTCAAACATGCGAATTTGCAGCCGACCGTTGCCTTAGGGCAAGTATTATATCCAGAAAGATTGGCTGGTGCAAGATGCAGGATATAGGTCATATAACCTTGTTCCATGCCTTTGAGAATCTTGGGATTACCTACTGTCAGAATTTTCATTTTGCTACCTCTTTCACTGAATCAATACAACCATTATAGCACTAATCGGTACAAATGTCAAGTACTATTTGGTTAGTGGGCACTTACGTTAGTGAGTACTAACTTATCGGCGCATATTTGCTTG